CGTCACGCAGCTGCCAATGACCGTCCCGGCCTTTGTGGTCGAGCACCGCCGCGATGGTGGCCGCTGCACCCTTGAGACCCTTGCCGTCTGGGAGCCGTCTCAGGGCCGATGGAACCCGCGTGCGATGGATCCGGCAAGGGCTGACCTACCGCCCCTTGTCCTGGACTCCCTGCAGGCCGCTGTAGGCTGCGCTTAACGATTGCCGCCGATGGGACAGATCGTGCCTGCTGATCTGCGTGATGATCACATCAGCAAGATGGCAGACATGATCTGCCATGGTTTCAGCGGGCGTGCATGTGTGAAGCACGCATGCGAGGAATGGGGCTATAGCCAGACGTTGGCGGGCTCAATGCTGCAGGCGGCACGATTGCAGATCTGTAGCGACTGGGATATTCCACGGCCGACGTATGCCGCGATTCAGCTGGCGCAGTTGGAGACGTTGCAGATGCAGGCGCGACGGGATGGCAACCTGATGGTGGCGCTGGGTTGCATCGACAAGGCCAGCGGTATTGCGCGGACGAAGGCCTAGACTGGTGGGGCACCGAACCACCACCGTGGCAAGTTTCGTTGAGCTGCTCGACACCATCATCGTCGATGAGCAGGAGGCCACCGTTGCTGAGATGATCGCTGCCCTCGCGGTTGCTCAGCACGCTCTGATCGTTGGCGCCTATGAGGATGACGACGATGAGGACGAGGACGAGGTCTGTGACGACGATGAGGAGGACGAGGCCGTATCACCTGCCTGTGGCCTCACGGCTGCCTGATGGGGCTGCTCGATTGTCAAGATCCAGGCAGTCTCCTCTCATTCGATGAGGAGGCTGTTTTTTTTGATGCTGATGCCACCCTCGCCGCGATCATCGACGATCTGCACCCACGCCAGCGGGATTTCGTTCAGGATTCGCAGGTTGAGATCCTCGGGTGTTCCGCAGGCTATGGCGCCGGCAAGACCCATGCGCTATGTGCTAAGGCGGTTGCCATGGCGATGCTCAACCCTGGCTTTCAAGGCGCCGTCCTGGAGCCCACAGGGCCGCTGATCCGCGACATCTGGCTGCCGGAGTTCGACAGCTTCCTGGAGTCCTACGGCATCCCCTACACCTTCCGGTCATCACCCCTGCCGGAATACGTCCTGATGCTGCCGGGCGGAGCGACGAAGATCCTGTGCCGGTCATTTGAGAACTGGACCCGCATCATCGGCCTGAACCTCGCGTGGGTGCTGGCTGATGAGATCGACACCGTCGCGCCCAGCATTGCAGCACGGGCGTTCCCCAAGATCCTCGGCCGCCTGCGGGCCGGTAACGTCCGGCAGTTTGCCGCAGCCTCGACACCGGAGGGCTTCCGGTGGATGTGGAAGACGTTTGCCTCAGATGAGGCAGAAGGCCGGGCGGATCGTCGTCTGGTGCGGATGCGCACGACCGACAATCCACACCTGCCGCCGGACTTCATCGAGCGACTCCAGGCCAACTATGACCCGAACCTGTTGCGGGCCTACCTCGACGGTGAGTTCGTCAACCTGACCGCGGGGATGGTCTACGACCGGTTCCGGCGGGATCTGCACGTCGTCGCATTCGACGAACCCGACCTGGACGATGAGGCCCTGCTGATGGGTTGCGACTTCAACGTCGGCAACTGCAATGCCGTTCTGGCAGTCGAGCGCAGGGGGCAGCTGTGGGTGTGGGATGAGATCGCCGGTGCCCACGACACTGATGCCATGGGGCAGGAGATCCGCAGCCGCTACCCACGAGCGCAGATCCTCGGCCATCCTGATGCGTCGGGTGCGAACCGTTCGACCAATTCCAGCCGGTCTGATGTGGCGATCCTGCAGAGCTACGGGATCAGCAACCAGTCACCAGCAGCGAACCCACCGATCCGGGATCGTGTCGCAGCGGTGCAGGCACTGCTGGAGAACGGCCACGGCCAGACCCGCCTCTGGGTTCATCCGCGGTGCCGAAAGACGATCGAAAGCCTAGAGCTGCAGGCATACGACGAGAAGGGGGTACCGGACAAGGAGACCGGCCACGACCACATGGCCGATGCACTGGGCTATGTGGTGCATCGGCGGTATGCCGTGGAGCGCGGCAGTGCGGGACGCGTGGTGCGGGGGATGCGAAGGGTGTACTAGGTGGGCCGCGGTGCTATGCTGCGGGGGTGTTCACCAATGCACCATGAAGCGTTCAGACCCAATCCAAGACATTTGGGAAGCCGCCTTGACGGTTCTTCTATGGTTCGGCGTAGCCGGTCTTTTTATCGCTGCGCCGGTCTATTTTGAGGCATCCCAAGAGGCAGCCGCTTACAACCGCTTCACCACTGGCCCTAAGGCGACGTGGTGGGATGCTCTGTTTGTCGAACTGCGCGTGGAGGCCAAGTGATGACCGAATGGATTACTAATCGCCTGCCAACATCAAAGGATGCGGATGCCAATAAGCAGGTGCAAGTCCGCTGCGAGCCAGGTGGCCGACCCGAAGATGGCGTAAATGTGCATTACCTAGTAGTTTCTGCCAACCAACCGTGGTGGAGCCGCAACGCCGCCGCCCAGCCCACCCCGCCGCCTGCGCCGGCCCCGACGCGCGTGGTGACGGCGATGGTCGCGGCCGATGACAAGGTGTACGCCGCCTGTAATGACGGCACTGTGTGGGTCAGGTTCCTGATGGGTAGCTGCTGGGAGAAGTTGCCCTCCATCCCCCAGCCGGAGGCCTCCGATGCTTGAGCTGTACTGCTGGGCCGGTGCCTTCACCGCGATGAGCGTCGTGCGGCCTCACGAATGCCGCGAGCCTGCCGAATGGGTTGCCGCCTTGATCGCCGGGGCCGTCTGGCCCCTGGTGGCCGCCGTGCGCCTCACCCGCTGGGTACGCCGTCGGCGGAGGGAGGTGGTGTGATGGGGCAGTCAAAGCGCAGGAAACAGATGCTCGGCGATCTCTATTGGACGCCGGAAGCCAGGAACAGCCGCCTTGTTGTTATTAAGGGATCTGTGCAAGCGAAAAACGATGCTATTGCGCTGGTGAGAATCAAAGAAGCCATGTCGACGGGGCAGCCCGTAACTCTGATAGGTTCGGCGCTTGCTCGCCCATTGGCTGCCGCCGCTGGCATCCAGTGGCTGCATGAGTTACCAACGGGGGAGCCAATCCCTAGCTGCATCGCATGGGACGCTGAGCTGGCAGTGCAAGGTGGCCCAATGCTCCCTGCAGGCCACGCTCCTAGCCTTGTCGTGTTAGGCGCAGGGTCCGCTGAATTCCTTGAGGATGCACTTAAGAGGCAAGCATCATGACCCCCGATCAATGGGACAACATCGCCGACTGCGCGTTGAAGCGTTGGCGGCAACCGTGGAGCCCGAGCAGCCGCTACGGCGACTATGAGTCGTGGCGAGCAGCGCTGGGCCTGGCCGCCTTCCAGCAGCGGCGCAGGTGAACCGTGGGGCCGTGGCAACCTAGGCCATGGCCACCTACACACCGCCTCGTGGCGCGATCGCCGGGGCAACCACGATCACGCAGGGCACCAACCAGCTCAACGTTGAGCAGCCGTGCATCGCATGGCAACAGATGGAGCCGCGCTGGCGGTTGCCGGAAACCCTCGTCGGCGGCACCCTCGCCATTCGTGCCACTGGCATCGAGTACCTGCCCGCAGAGGAGAAGGAATCAGCCGACGCATACCAGCGGCGCCTATCGCTCTCCGTCCTGCCGCCCTATTACGACGGGATGGAGCAGCGCCTAGCAGGGATGCTGGTGCGGAAGGAAGTCAGGCTCGACGGTACGCCGGAGGTGATGCTTGAGCACCTCTACGACATCGACTCGCAAGGTAACAACCTGCAGGTCTTCGCTGGTCAGCTCGCGGTCACGATGCTGCGTTATGGCCACGTCGGCGTACTGGTCGACTTCCCGACCGATGAGGCTGACCTAGCAACCGCCGGCGGCCAGCCGCGGCCCGATGGTGATCGTCGGCCCTACTGGGTCGCCTACAGCCCCCGCGACATCATCGGATGGCGCCATGAGACCATCGGCGGCACGCAACGACTCACGCAGCTCCGGCTATTCGAGCGCCTGACGGTGCCCTATGGCGAGTTCGGTGAGGAGATCGTCGATCAGGTCCGCGTCCTCGATCCCGGCCGGTGGCGGGTGTACCGGAAGCAGTCGAGCAGGGGCACCTCGTTTGACCTGGTGGCCGAGGGCACCACAACACTGGACGAAATCCCATTCGCGGTCGGTTATGCCCGCCGCACTAGCCTCTACCAGTCCCAGCCGGCCCTCGAAGAGATCGCATGGCTCAACCTGCAGGCATACCAGCGCAGCAGCGACCTATCGAACCAGCTCCACCTTGCCGCAGTGCCGCGCCTCGTGGGTTATGGCGTGCCGGCGTCAGTGGAGGAGATCGAAGGCGGGCCGGAATCAGCGACGGTGCTGCCCGTTGATGCTCGGCTGGAGTACGTCGAGCCCGCAGGCAACAGCTACCAGTATCAGTTCAAGCACCTAGAGGAGATTGAACGGCAGATCAATCAACTGGGTGTCGCTGCAATCCTCGGACAGCAGGGCTTTCAGGAGTCAGGCGTGGCCAAGGCGATCGACCGGAGCCAGGGGGATGCCCCATTGATGAGGGTGGCGCAGTCGCTGCAGGACCTGATCGACAACTGCCTCCGCCTCCATGGCCTCTACCTGGGCCAGGACGGTGGAAGCTCTATGGTCGACCGGGACTTTGTGTCGGCGCGGCTGCAACCGGGCGAGATCGAGGCCCTGTTCAAGCTGGAGCAGGCCGGCAAGATCACGCAGGAGACGCTGCTGATCCAGCTGGCAGCCGGGAATGTGTTCGTTGATGATTTCGACGTTGATGCCGAGATCGAAGCCACGAGGCAGCTGCAGGGACAGGCGTTGGTTCGGATTGCAGGTAACCTCAGAGGGCCTGTAGTGGATGAGAATGGCAGCGAAGAAACCGAAGGCCCCGGCGAAGAAGATGACACCTAAGAAGCCGAAGAAGGTGCC